CTTGAGGTGACAGACGGCAACGTTTCTATCGGTGACGGGACGCTCGCTGTTAGCGGGGCGGTGACGGTCGGTACTGACGGTGCTGGCGCTGATGTGACTTTCCATTCGGCCACCGCTTCGGACAACTTCCTCTGGGATGCCAGCGACGAGAAGTTGGTCATCACGGGAACCGACGGGACGAACGCCTTGGAGGTGGCCGACGGTGATGTTGAGATCACCGACACGCTGACCGTCACAGGAACCAGTGCGCTGAACGTCACGGGGTTCAGCAACAGTGTGGTCAGCGAGGCGCAGATGAAGGACTACGCCGAAACGGTAAACGCCATCGGGTCGAAGTCTGCTGCGTTCAACATCGACTTCGAGGACGGCAACGTGCAGACGGTCACCATTTCTTCAGGCACGTTCAACATCGGCATCACCAACTCGTTGGCTTCGCACTCCAACTCGGTGACGATTCTGGGAACCAACCTCGGAGCGGGGACGCCCTCGTTCGTCGCTGGGGCGCACGGCGGCGGCGGCAACGCTGTGGTTTGGGCGGGCGGTACTGCACCGACGTACACCGCTTCGGGGACTGACGTTCTGTGCTTCACGACGTTCGACGGTGGCACAACCTTCTACGGCTTCGCCGCTGGTCTGGACTTCTCGTAATGCCGCTTGGAGCATTCAAGTCGGGGTTGATGGCAGCCGCTGGAGCAGAGAAGTTCTACTCGACAACAGGGGCACCCGAGGAAGGCGTAGACGGTTCCTACACATGGCTGAAGTGGACGGGTGCGGGGTCGTTGACGATCAACTCCCTCCCCGGCGGCTCACTAGCCGCCGACGTTCTCATCATCGCTGGTGGGGGGTCTGGCGCACGCTCGGGTGGCGGCGGCGGTGCAGGCGGCATGCAGGTCGCGACCTCCGTGTCGTTGTCAGCAACGGAATACACGATCACCGTCGGTGCTGGTGCTGCTGCAACGGGCGGCAATACGGGTGGTTTGGTTGGGACTGACAGCGTCGCCCTCGGCACGACGAGTGCTGGCGGCGGCGGCGGTGGCGACGCTACAGCGGCTGGCTACTACGGGGGGTCCTCGGGTGGTTCGGGCGGCGGCGCGGTTCTGACAGGCACGCCTTCCGCTGGCACCGCTGGGCAAGGCAGCGCGGGCGGCTCTGCACATGCAACGACTTACTACTGCGGCGGCGGTGGCGGGAAGGGCGCAGTCGGGGTGAACGCAACCTCGACCGCAGGCGGCGCTGGCGGCGTCGGTGCAACCAACGCCTACGACGGTTCCTCTACCTACTACGCGGGCGGCGGCGGCGGGTCTGCGATAGGGACCGCAAACTTCGGTGCGGGCGGTAATGGTGGCGGTGGCCGTGGTGGTGCCACCGATAGTAGTAATGGTGTCGCAGCGTCAGCGAACACGGGTGGCGGCGGCGGTGGCGGGAAGGTTTCATACGGCGGTTCTGGTGCTGGCGGATCAGGCCTCGTCGTAATCCGCTGGCTAACCCCCTAGGAGGACAGATGGCTCATTACGCAGAAGTCTTAGATGGCACCGTCCTACGGGTGCTCGTCGTATCCAACGGGGTGACCACCATCGACGGCGTGGAGGACGAGCAGCGGGGCATCGACCACCTCGACGCGATTCTCCCCACCGACGGTTTGTGGGTCCAGACTTCGTACAACGGCAACCAGCGACACAACTACGCAGGCATCGGCTACTCGTGGGACGGCACAGGCTTCGCCGCACCCCAGCCCTACGGGTCATGGGTGCTGGACGAGAACTACGTCTGGCAGCCACCGACACCGATGCCCGATGACGGCAACCTCTACGAGTGGGTCGAGGACACGACCTCATGGGTGGAGGTCACCGAATGACAAGACCGACAGGAGTTTGATATGAGTCGCGCCAAGTCCGCAGCCTCAGACTACGGGGTGTTGAAGGGTGACGAGGAGTTGGTCGTGTCCAGCACGGCGGTCCCGTTGGCTTCGGTTGCCACCGGGGCGCTGTCCGCTCTGGTCACGAACGGTGCGGAGGCGATCCGGGTCCGGTGGGGAACACCGACCGCTTCGACCGGCCACCTCCTGAACCCGTACTCGGTGCTTGAACTCTACTCGTCGATGGGCGATGTGAAGTTCATACGCGTCGGGGGTTCGGATAGTACGATCTTCGTGACCTACTTCGGATAGACAGGAGGGAACATGGGTGGACGCATCAGCCAACGAGTCGACCAAGTCTCCACCGGCGACATCTCGCAGGTGGTGGCCGGGGATGGACTAAGCGGGGGAGGCAGTTCAGGGTCGGTCAGTTTGGCGGTGGACGCCAACGAACTGTCGTCGGTGACCGGCGTCGTCTCGGACTACATCGTGATCGAGGATGTAACCGACAACAGCACGAAGAAGTGTCTCATCTCCGACATCGCCTGCGTGCTCGGCTGAATGATGGAGTGGGTCGGCGCTATCGGGTTGGTCGGAGCGGCGCTCGTGACCGGCGTGTTCACCGTGGTCGCCTCCCGCTTCCGGCGGGAACTGACAGTCCGGGGCGACGCGAACACGGTCCGAATGCAGGGCTTGGTCGAAGATGTGAGCGAGGTCAAGGCCGATGTGAAAGAGGTCCGCAAGGACTTCCACCGGCACCTCGAATGGCACGCGAGCGTGACGGGGTGCCCTGTCAGTGCGGGCGACCCATGAGTCCGAAGATCCCGACGACGAAGTCGAGCGTCCAACTGGACCTGCTGCATCCGAAGTTCGTCGCCCGGTTGGAGGCGTTCTTCGCTGACCCGCGTATCCGGGGCAACGTCAAGGTGTCCTCGGGTTGCCGTTCTTATGCGACCCAGATGTGGTTCTATCGTCGCTACCGAGCCGGGAAGGGGAACCTCGCTGCCAATCCCAATCGCCGCTTCGGCCCGTTGGGTGCTGACGGCAAGGGCATCTGGCGAGGGTCGTGGCACATGGAACAGGACGACGGATTCTGCTATGCAGTTGACCTCCACCGGGCAACGACAATCCTGTCCAAACCTGAGATCAACAAGATCGCAACCGAGTACGGCGTCGTTCCGACGATCAAGAACCGGGACGGGTCCCTCAGGGAGTGGTGGCACCACCAGCCGAGGGCCGGGGTTTCATGGTTCGACGCTCCGGCCCTGCGGGGTGAGCCAACCGAACATCCCGACGTTCCGAAACCGGCAACGGACTGGGCGGGGATCGCCGCCGCCGTTCAGGCGCAGCGCAAACAGGTCAAGGCCCGACCGCTGAGGCGAGGGTCGAAGGGCACCCCGGTGAAGACCACCCAGTCGCGCCTCGGGGCGCTCGGATACGAGTGCGGTCCCGCAGATGGTATCTTCGGGCGAAAGACCAGATGGGCTGTGCGCCGATTCCAGAAGGCGCGGGGCCTCAAGGTCGACGGGATCGTCGGAACGGGAACTTGGGACGCCCTGATGAAGAATCGATAAACGGAGGACAACATGCCATTCCTACTCAATCACAAGCGAGCCGATCGGGTACCGACGGTGCTCGTCCAAGAGGCGTTGGCGTCTCAGGGGTTCACGCCGGGGCCAGCGGACGGCAGGTTCGGGTTGTCGACGCTGCGGGCGGTTGTCGCCTACCAGCGTCAGAACTCTCTGGAAGAGACGGGGTCTGTGAACATGACGCTCTATGAGGCGCTCGTGTCGGGCACGAAGCCTGCCGTGGTCAAGCCCAAGGAGAAGGCTGCGGCCAAGAAGCCCGCTGCGAAGAAGTCAGCGGCCAAGTCAACGACGGCGAAGAAACCTGCTGCCAAGAAGCCAGCGACGAAGAAGGCCAAGACATGAGAAGACTGAGCCGCACCCAACTAGTCGACGTCTGCGAACGGGCGTTGGCGACCTACGTCCAGTCCGTCCTCGGCCTGTGGATCGCCGGGGCGATGACCGACCTGAGCATGTCCAGCGTCAAAGCCCTCCTTGTGGCAGCCGCGCCGGGTGCCCTGTCGATCATCAAGGGCTACCTCGCTTCGGTGCTACCGGTCGGCGACGCATCGGCGTCGGTGGTGGCGATGGGGAAGCCCGCCGGGTCGGAAGCCGACTCTGGCATGTACGACTGAGGGCTGATCGCCCACCAGACGGTCGTAGGGGCGTTCTAACGGCCTCGGGGGGTCGTGGACGGGTGCTAACCCTAAACGGATACGGCTGGCCCTTAGACGGGCTGCTGGCCGAGGTCGCTGATCGGTAGGTTGTAGCAGTCGACCGTTGCGATCCACCCGTTGTCGCCGTCCTGCTCCCCGGCTCGTACCAACCGGGCCTGTTCAAAGAACGCCGCCTTGGCGATCACCCCGCAGTACCAGCCGCAGGTCATATCCTCCAACACCCGCACGAACGCGTAGACGTCGCAGTCCTGACCCGTGTGGCCCGCCGTGACCGAGCACTCGTAGTGCGGGCGAGGCATCGACCGGACCATCTTCGTCTTGACATCGACTGTCACCCCGGACTTCATCACGATGTCGTAGTCGTAGGTGTTGGCCTGCCGACCACCGACCCCTTTCCGAAAGACCACCTCGCCGAGAAACCCGTAGACGGTTCCCTCGCCTTCACGGATCGAGTGGTTCAGGACCGGCAACTCTGCTGCGAGCCGTTCAGCCTCGGCGACCATCGCCGGGGTGATGTCCACCTCGATGATGGTCACCCGGCGACCTCCATCGGTGGCGACTGGCGGCTCGCCCCGAACCCGTCGGGCATGTCGTAGCCGACGTTGCGGCCGTAATCCATCCCGACCTTGGTTCGACGGTTCCGCATCGGAGCCTTCCCGACCGGGTAGACGTACAGCCAGAACTCGTTGGCGGTGTCCACCAACCTGTCCTCGGCGGGGAACAACTGGACCGCCTCCCGGTCAGGGCCGAGTACCTCGTTCTTGATCTGCTGG